TGTGTTATACCACCATTTGTATTTCTTGTAACATTTGAATCTGCTACAAGTATACTACCTGCGGCTACAATAGTTGCGGCACTTACTGAACCTGTGTCACCTGCTACTTCTGTTACAATAAGTCCTTGTGAACCTAAATGCGAAGCATAAGCACTATCACTTGTTTGCCCTGTTCCACCATTAGTTTCATCTAATGTGCCTGTTAGTGTAGAATCGTTATATCCTATACTGTTTAATGCGGCTAAACTACCAGCATCTGTAACTTTAGCAAGTGTTATGTTGTCTAATGATGCTAATGAACCTAAGTTTGCGTTTGAACCACTTACAAAACCTACACCTTGTGCTGTTAAGGCACTACTAAAACTGGTTGTTCCTGTGCCACCTTGTGCTTCTCCTACAACATCACTGGATAACCTTAATCCAGCCGCACTTAAATCTGCTACATAACTGCTTGTTGTTGTTCTACCGGTTCCGCCTTGTGCTACATCTACCACATCACTGGTTAATCTTAAACCTGCGGCATTTAAGTCTGCTACATAACTGCTTGTTGTTGTCCTGCCTGTTCCACCATTACCTACGCCAACTGTTCCGTTGAGCAATGATGTTGCTACACTATCGTTTGTTAATCTTAAACCACCACTACTTAGTTGTGCGGCAGTTATTGTAGCACCTGTTTGACCTGCTATAGTAGTTATTGGTGTAAAGTCCAGTTTACCTGTGCTTATACTGTTAGCAACAATGGCATCTGCGCCTATTGTTCCGTCTGTTACTAATCCACCACTAAAGAAGTTGGTATTTTCTACAAAACTTGTGCCATTATGTATATAAGCCTTTTGAACAGTAGCATCTCCTGTTTTAGTTGCTACAACTATGTCATTTTCTATGGGATTTCTGCCTATAGCAGTATTAAAAACACTATTGCTTGGTGCCGCGGCATTTGTTGTAGTAAAATAGTTATATGTAGGCGCACTTACGGCATTTGCCGCCAAAGCCAAGTTAGCATTTACGCCACTGTCTAAGAATGTTGTGCCAATACTACCTGTGTTTACTATGATATTACCACCACTTACACCTAATACTGGCTGATTACCATCTATAATAGTTATAGGGTTGATTAAAACATTAGCAGTCCAGTTATGAGCACTTGATGTTGTTGAAAAATCACCAAATGCCTCATCATTACCTACTCTTGTTTGATAATAGTATGTGCCACTGGCTAAACCTTTTATAGTAAACTCTACTTCTGTGCCAGTGCCTATTGTTGTAGGTGATCTAAATGTATCTAATAGTTTTTTAGTTGACATATTACTTTGTGTATCAAACCACACTTCTGCTCTTGTGTATATGCCACTTGCCGGTGTATTTGAGTTTACATCAAATGCCGGCATACTTAATAAACTTCTTTCATTGTCTACTGTAGGTTGCGTTGGTGTTCCTAATCTATTGAATAAACTGATATCACTGTTAGGTGCCGGTGTAAACTCTGTGATACTTTCTACTGTATATACATCAGCATTGTATTCCAAACAAGTAAACTCTATGGTAATCATACCATCTTCTGCTTCTTTTTCTACTGTTTGTAATACTCTGTAAAGTTTATCATTTTGTCCATATACTTGATCTTCAAATAGTTTTACAACATCACCTGCGTCTACACCCATTGTGGTATAATCTGCTGTGAATATTACTACTAAATCATCTCTTGTTTGTCTTAGTTGTTGATTTGCCAAATAACTTGCTTGAACATTGTTGTTTACAAACTCCATTCTTATTGTCATTTGGTTATCCGGCTCATTTGTTTCGCGTAAGTTACTTGGTAAGTCTATTGTTACATAGTTACTTTTATCCTTTTGATCTTTATCGGGGAACTCTACTTCGACACTATTATAACCGGCATCTAAGGCAGTTGAACTAAACTTTAAATCACTTATTATGTTATCATCACTAAACTGAAATGCTGAGCCTGTGCTTTCTGCTTTGTTGGCTGTTACACGCCACTTGCCCTGTGAAGGATCGAATGTAAAGAAACTGTTACAAGCAGTTAGAAGCCTGTCTATAGTAGTTCTACAATCTTCTGCTGTATTTACTACACCATTTATTGTGTAACGTTTTTGTGTAGCACTTGCGCCGCCTGTATCTGTATAAGTTATAAGTTCATCACTGTATGTGCCTAATGCGGCTAAACTTGTGCTGTCTATATCAGCACTTGGTATGCTACAACCATATCTTGTGTTTGTTAGATAGTCATTTAACACTTCTTGTGGATTATCCAAACTGTTTGTTAGTTCAAATGTCATTGTGCCTAAGCCTGTAAGTTGTGCCTCGGGATCAAATGTAACTTTTATAACAGCAAATATTGTGCCACTGTTTTTTTCTGTGTTTGTCCAATGATTAACAAGTGTATAAGCATCTACACTACCACGTAAAGCATTAGCACTATCACCATCGCCGTCATATACATATACTTCTACATTGTTAGCATAATCTGTGCTTGTGGTATTGTCTTCATCTATTGTGCTTGTAACATTTGGTGATGTAGCACCGCCATCGAATACTAACTTTTTGTCATTCCAAAAAATGTCGCCTAATGTAGTTGTGCCACTGGTTTTTTCACCAAGTGTTAGCACATAAGTCATTGTTTGATTGTCACTACTTATTGCGGCATCTGTTATTATACCATTTTGGAAAGCATGTCCATATACCACAGGAACTCTGTATCCTGTGTTAGGCGATAACTGGACTCTTGTGCCACTGTTTAAACCTGTTGTGCCTGTTGGGAAATCCGGCATAAGCATTTTACCAACACCTTTACCTACACCATATACCACAGCACCTGTTAATAATGCCGCCGCGGCTTGAGCCGCCAGTATTTGTCCACCAACAAGTGAACCTGCTGTAGTGGTTATTGCCCACATAAAGTAGTTAAATGTCGATGCTATGGCTGAAAATATTGCCATTTATTTTTCTCCAAACACATAGTAAGTCTCTATAGGAGACCAACCACGTTTTTCTAAGTTTATTTTAGGAGAGTTTTCTAATAGTGTCATAGTAAATGTGCTTATGCTACCTTTTTCTTTCATTTCCTCTCCTATTTTAGTGTATTCTTTCAGTAATCTCAAACCCGCACTACTATCTCTGTAGTTAGGGTTTACCCACCATACAAGTTCACTCATTATTCTCATATTTGGCACCCATATATCGGGGGTTACTACTGCCATGAACACACCTGCTATATGTTCTTCTTCTTGTGCTATAAGTAACAGTCCGCCTGTTCTTACAGCATTTAAAACTTTTCTTACATGATGATCATTGTATTGACCTGCTTCTACTTTTAGTTTGCCTAACGGTTGTTGTTCCGCAAACTGTTTTAAAACATCAATAACTGCGTCATCATCTGCCTGTGTCGCATGTCTTACTATCATATCTATATATCCTCATTATCTTCTCATAGCGGCTTGTCTTGTGCTACCGCCCCCGCCACCACCGCCGGCACTACCTGTGGTGTTATCTCCATATCCTTTACCAAAGTCAAAAGCAGTAGACATTAATGTTGCTACTCTATCCCAACTGCTGTCAGTTGAGAAATATTCTTTCATACCTTGTTCGTTTGTTTTTCTTCCTGCTACTTTATTTTCTAAAATGCTGTTTATATTACTACATTGTAAAGTAACACTATGATAGGCATCTTTACTGAACTCAGTTCTACTTTCACTTATACTGTAGTTGTGAATAATGCCTTTAAATCTTGTATATATTGTATTGCCTACAATATCACCGTTTGCGTCAATAAATCCTCTGCTTATTTTTATTGGAGCACCTTTGACTTTGCTGTTTAACACCAAACTTATATAATCTTGGTCTGTGGGTATACCACTAAACACTATACCTATATCAGCATTACTTACTCGTAGTTCATCTTTTATATCTGTTAGTCCTACAAGTGAACCTAAAGCAGTATAACTGTTACTGCCTACTGTATAAGGTTTATATGTGTTTGCTATATAGTATGTTGTGCCTTCTATAGGTCCTAACTCTACAAATATAACAGATTGTATATTTGTTGCGCCTACAACTGGTGTTATTGTTGTTGCCATTAAAGTATAACCTCTACAAACTGAAAACTGCCGTCAAATGTAAATAGTTTGCCGGGGATTAGTGTATGAGTTGGCATCTTAAGACATTTTACATGAAAACTACAGTTGTTGGCAACATTTAATGTTTGCCCTACAATGTTTACACCGCCATCACTTGTGGATGGTAAAATGTTTCTGTTCACATCAACATTTACTAATCCTAATGATATATCACTGCCGAATACAGTTGTTTTTACTTGATAAGTGTATCTGCTGTTAGCAGGTTGTATATAATCACCTACTTCAAATATAGTATCACTTGCTTGTATACCTGTGGTGCTTGATGTGTCTAAAACAAATCTACTGCCTGTAAAACTTGATATACTTAAAGCATTTAAGTTAGCACTACTTATAGTTCCTGCGTAACCCATTATATAACCCATACCAGTTGTTGAACTAAGTGTTATTTCTTCTTCTGTTGTTCTGTTTTTTGTTTGTAATACCTGTAACATTGCTCTGTTAGTGCCATTCATTTCGAATGCTCTACCTACAGCAACATCAAACATGTATATTGCTGGGCCTCTACTTGCTGTTTTTAGTCTTTGTGATCTACTCATTACAGCACCTGTTACTGGCATATTAGTAATAGTTATGTTTGTGGCATTATTTACTATTGTTTGAAAACTCATTAAAATCTCCTACCGCTTGGTAAAGTGTTTGCTCCTTTTGTTACTACAGCATGTAGGAACTGTGGATCTCTTGCTACAAGACTTTGGAAACTTGGTGCGTCTACGGCTTGTATATTGTAGTTTACTGTTTGATTCATGCCACCTAAAGAGTGATTAGGCACTATACTACCACTACTCCCCGGTATCATTAACTCCGGCCCCTGTTCTCCCACTATATACGGTTTGTTTTTCATTACAGGACCGCCCATTGCTTTTTTCTCTATATTGCTTATACCACCACTTGGGGCAAACACGGCACTATATCCAAAGAATCCAAATATACTTTGTAAAGCGGCTTGAACTACCATTAATCTTATTGTATCTGCTATCATTTGTTTGATTGCTTCTTTGAATGTGGCTTTTAAACTTTCTACAGCATTTTCACCTTCAAATATTGCGTTTGTTAAATCTTGTGCTATAGCAGTATCTATATCTTTTATAGCATTTTGGAATATAGCCATTCCTGCTTCTGTGTCACTGATACTGCCTTTCAGTAAAACTAATGCTTCATTGTATTCATCAATACTAATATCACCGTCTTTAAACGATTGTGTTATAGCACCTAATACAGCATCAAACTCTTCAAAATCTACAACTTTGCCTATTTCTTCTCGCAGTTCTTGGAATCTTGTTTTAACAACCTCGGGATCTATTTCCATATCAAAAGCGGCTTCTATATCTTTCAATGCTTTTTCATATGCGGCATACTCTTCATTGCTCATTAGTTCTGTTTTTAGTTCTCTTAATGATTCAACAAAGATTTTAAACTGTTTTTCACTTCTAAAGTTTTTGCCTATGTCTTTAGTAACTGCGGCTATTTTTTCT